CATTTTCAATTTCTGTATATGTACTGAAAGTTGGGAAATAATCTATACAAACAACATCTCCAGCAGAAAAAGCACCTGTAGGAAGTGTAACTACCTTAGTTGAAGAATCATATGAAAATTCAGTTGCAGAAGCCGTTGCTGCCTGTGCATACTCTTTACTGGGTTCACCAGTAGAATCTTCCTTATAAATCCACATAATTTCATTACCTGCTGTACCAGATGCCTTATGTGCCAAAGTAATTGTGGTCGGAGATTCGCCAAGAGTAAATTCTTCACGGATTTTAATTTTATTACCATTTGTGACAGTTACTAAATCAGAACCAACCTGTGCAGCAATAGCACCTGTACTTACAACACCAGATTCAAATTTAAGAGTTGAAGTCTTTTTACTATCAAAGCCAACAAGACGTACACCATCCGCGCCCTCTGCCCACAGCGTATCCTGACCATCAGTAATCTCTGCATTTTTCAACTCTACAAGAGTTACTTTATGCTTATGAGTAACAATATCATTGATAATTACTCTACGAGCCTTTTTAAGAACATATCTCATAATATTCCTCCTTATTTTTTCCAATTTAATATATCTTCGCTAACAGTTTTAAAATCAACTGTGCCAGCATATACACCATTTAAAGTATGATTAAATGTATCTCGATTGTTTATAATTTGCATAGCTTTAAATAACCAATATATTTTAATATTTTTACAATTAGCTATTGATAAAGAACCATTTCCTCCAAAACAAACACCCGATATAATATCTCCAATAATATTAATAGATTCTTGTTGTTGCTTTTCTTTTTGTTTACGTTTTTGTTCATCACGCATATCTTCTATTAACATCATTTTTGTAGATTTATTAGCAGGATGAATTTTTTCATTAAATTCAATATTATTAACAGCTATAATAAAATCAGAAATAAAATTAAAACATTCTCTATCTATATAAAATTGTGGTGGACTATTTGTATCTAATAAAACATAATCATTTATTTCTTTTAAATATTGTAAAACAAAATGATTATTGCCTATAAAAAATTGCAAAGCATTTAATATAGGCACTAATGGATGATATTGAATTTTATCATATTTTTCTTTATTATTTTCATATTCTTTAATCGCTTTTTTCCATAAAAAAACAAACATATCAAAATTAGTATATGTTTCATAATCAATGCCGCTATCATATAACTCGACCATATAAAAATATGGATCACAACATAAACAATTTACATATTCCCAATAAGCCCTTTCACAATTAATACCACAACCTAATTGCTGAATATCACCAACAGTAGGATGATGGACTTTAACGAATTTATTTAATATTAAATCTTTACCACTTAACAAAAAGGTTTCATCGAATTTATCTTGAATAGTCATCTAAATCTTTCCCATTTTGATTTATTGTTTCTACATCATATACAAGTTCTTTCCCACTATGAACTTCATCAATTGTGAGTGGCAAACTTCGTTTCAAGTTCATTTTATCTATACCAAATTTTGTAGAACCATTAAACATTTCATCTATTTTACTTTGTATATAATCCACTCGTGTATAGCCATTATCCATTAACATAATATTTTTATGTGAAAAAATATAAAAATGCAATTCTGAATTTTTAACGCTACGATTTACAATACTGGGAATAAAAATATCAAAACAAATATAAGTCCTTGCAACCTTATTAGAAACATCTTCTGAACTTGGAATATATAAAAATGGAAATATATTTGTACCTACTAAGCTACTTGGATCAGTAACATGATTATCTAATGTAGTAACAATATCTTGATTGTCAATTAACGAATAGGTAATTTTATATTTTAATTCATAAACTTCTTGTAAATAAGGCATATCAAATAATTCCTACCACCTTAATATCTTTTTCGTCTGTATATCTTTCATCTTGACTGCTCACATTTAATTTAATAATTTTACCTATTAAATCAATATTTCTGCTTGCAGTTAAATAACATTTATTGTTATCCGTTGTAAATGTAAATTCTGATTCGTATCCACTTGGTAATACACAATTCCAAATAGATTCAATATTATTTAAAACATTACCATCTGAATCTTTATAGACTACATCAAACTCTTTTTGATATCCACTAATTTTAATAGTAAATTTATCATCTGAGCTTATAATAGTAGCTGAATCTACCGTTGGTATTGTAGTATCTTCTGATTTATAATTAGCAATCAATAAATCAGGTCTATCGTTTGCTTCATCAATAGAACCAGCTTTTAATGTAAATTCAAATAATCCGTTATCGCCATCCATATATGTAATACGATCTATTTTTGTTATCTCATAAACAGAAGGGTTATCACAAACACGGTCTATAAATAATCGTTTCCCTTCTTTTAATTGAGATGTATTAGAATTATATTGAACTAAAATACGTTTCATGTTATCTGGAACTGTAATAATATTACCTTCATCTTGCCCGATAGTCGTTTGAGTATCTTCTACAATACAAGGTTCTTGAATAATCGTTGATGTACCAAGTTGATAGGGGAGAGTATAATTACATTGTTGAATAATTGAATCAATATAAACATCTTTGTCTATACTTAACTCTGTAACTAAAAATTTTGTATTATTCCAAACAACTTTATCACCTAATAAAACTGTATCACTATGATTTACAGGGGACATTGAAAATTTATTTTTATCAGTTTTGGAATCAATGAGTACTTGTTTGGAAATTCCTTCTATTGTTACAATTTTGCATGAAGGATTAGCTATAGCTTTATTCTCTTTTATAATTTGAAATTCATTAACAATTCTATCTTTTTGAGTATCACCATGTAAATTTAATCTTGTATTATATAAATCCCAATTTATACTCATTAATTCACCTCACTTTAGCTAAAATATTTTTTCTGTAAATTTTCAAGAATATGAATACATTTAAAAACTTCTCTTTTACAAGTTTTATTATCATAATTGTTATCAATAAAAAACTGTATAGTATTCATTAATGATAAAAATTGCGGATCATTTTTTAAAACACTAATTAACTCTGTACTTCCAATTAATTCAATTTGCAAACTTCGTAAATATTCATTAAGACTTTTAACTTCATGTTCCTTCATTGGCAAAACTTTAAACATTTTATTAATTAAATATTTTAAATAATTATTAAATAATTCATTTGGAATTTGACCATATTTTACATCAATCATGTAATATCTCCATTTGCAAAAGAATATTTATTCATCATAGACTCAAATTCTTTTTTAACTTGTAAATATGTATTACGTACTCCACCCAATACATTAACAGGCGAAGCTGCCATATTATAATCTTTTGTATTTAATATATTTCTCATATTTTCATCAAAATAATATTTAGGTTTTACCCATTCTACAATCATTCCAGTAGTAATAATATCAATTTGTTCATCTGTTAAAGTAGAATTAAATTGCTTATTTATATCATCTCTATCAGATAAATCAATATTACTTATTTTTTTACAAATTCTTTGGAATTTAGTGCACGAATTAATCATAAAACCATGTAAAATTAATTCTCTATTTTCTTCTGTAAAAGCAGGTAAATCATAATCTGTAATTCTATCTAAAAATGAATTATAAATATCAGAATATAGAGTTGCCATTAAATCAACTCCTTACTTCCAATTCAACTCCTAAAGATTCTTCAAGTGCTTCAATACGTTTACGGCTATCTAATGTACCAGCATTATAAAGTTGTTTTGCACGCATGGCAACAGTATCTTTTAATCCACTGGACATTGTAGATACAATTTCTTTAATTTTATCTGGAGATTCATTAAAAAGACTATCAAAATTATCAATATTCAAATTTTTATTGTAATATTGACTAACCTTAATATAATCCATAATTTCTTGTGCTGTATAACCTTCCGAATCATCAATAATGATCCAATTATCTTTAAAAAATCTTAAATCAGTACTTCTCATTGAAATAAGTTCTTGCAATTCAATAGGCTCTTCATCACCGAAATCATTCCAGACAACTTGATAACCAGCCATACGTTTACTAATATAAGTTAAATTCCCACGGACAGCACTTCTACAAGAAATATCTGTATCAAGTGGAATTTTTTTCTTTTTAGTGATAACCTTAGTTGATTCAACTTTTTTATTTTCAACTACTTTTTTAGTATTTTTTTTTGTAGAAGGTCTACCAGCCTTTTTTTTTACTGTATTAGTTTCCATATAAATCCTTTCAATCCTTTAAATAAAATATAGAGAATAGAATATTCTATCCTCTAATTAATTATTGTTTTTTAATTATAATTAAGCTGAAATTCTAAAGATACCGTACATAGAATTAATAATAACACCAACGCCATAACGATCTGTATAAAGAAATTCTTGCTGAAGCATTTGATTATCAATTGGATTGCCAGTAATAATCATAGAATCTCCTTCTGTGACAAATTTAATAGGTTTAGTATTTCCAGCAAGTACATAAATATCATTATCAGTAAGAGCAAAATCATATGTACCAGTTTTATGAACTTGTTTCATGGCAACCATAGGTGTTCCATTAAACTTTCCATAATAACCCATACCATAAATATCTTCTTTTGCAGAATCAGATATTGTAGCCTGTGTAACTTTACGAAGAGCAGCTTTTGTTCCTGTAATAGTTGCATCCTCACCAGTGGCAGCTTCTACATGCTCAAT